CTTGTGGGGCACCCTTAGGTGAAAAACTTTCACCGTACATTATATGCACTATTCCAGAAACAACATCGTACCGGCGATCCCGCAATTTGCGGTAACGCCTGTACCACACGGCGGACTCGGCGCAGGCACTATAGTTTACCCAAAACGGGATGATATTTATCATTCCTATTATGAGGCTATTGTAACTGAATCAGGTCTGGGTTCATGGCACGAGTGTGAGCACTATAAGAAGACTACAAGTCTTCATAGGCCCACTCAAGTATGGAGCATTGGTCCCTTTTCAGGGAATCCAGCTAAATACTATTCGTACACAGCGAACCTTCCGTGTTGGGTATGGGACAATATTAGTTCTGGTGATCCACAGTCGCTTGGTTCTGCAATATACCCTATTTTGGGCTTGCAGTCTCTTGTGGCTTGGGCATCAGATCGGCCTACAATTTATAGGCCAACTAACGTTGATCAGCTATGTGCGCAGGGTATGCAGGCTTTAATGCCTGGTATCAAGCCAAAACTTTCGTTAATCAATTCTTTAATTGAACTGAAAGATTTGAAGACCATTGCCAAAACCATATCTGGCGCGATTGCACTTTTAAAAGGTGCTTTCACGTCAAATGGTTCGGTAGCTAGGTCTGCTGTAGCTGCAAGTGCTGACGTTTATCTCCAACAGGAGTTTAACGCCAAACCGCTCGTTCGTGATGTCTTTAATATTTATAAGGCATTAACGAATGTTCGAGAACAACTTGATAAGTTGTATCGTAACGAGCTTAAGTATATCACTGCTCATTGGCAAATTCCTTTGACGGACTTTGCTAATGTATCAGAGTCTAAAACTCTGAAATCCGGTGATTACTATGGTGGTCATCTCTTATCGAGATCGACCAACATAAAAGAAGCTCGATTCTGTATTACAGTCGACTACGCTTATGACCTTCGGGGCATAAGTCGAGAGAGAGCTCTCGTGGATGGCATGCTAGACTACCTCGGGGTTAACCTTAACCCTGCGATAATCTGGAACGCTATCCCGTGGTCCTTCGTCATTGATTGGATGCTGGGTATTTCCCAATGGCTCAATCAGATGAAGATCCGTAATATCGAACCTTACACGGTTATATATAGGAGCATGTACTCAATCAAGGTAATCCGTCAGATCAATACGTATGTACGTATTCATCAAAACGGCCCTGAAGTGACTACTGTTCCCGTTTGCACATTAGACGAAACGGCATACTGTCGTTCCTTCTTTGACCCAAACGTAATACGCTCACTTACGCAGAGCGATCTCTCAGTTAATGAATTCGTTTTAGCGTCCGCGCTTATGGCTTCAAAAGCCAAGCCTAGACGATAATTCTTGTTCACTTCAGAGAGATACTTTCCGTTCTTTGCTTGATGCATTGAAACGAAGAGTTGCTGCATAACACTGTACCATGAACTTATTCATGGCTTTGCCAATCGAATTGGCTAATATGTTAAACAACACACTAAATACAAACGAAGTAAAGGATCGCGCTGGCGTCGAGATTGAACTCGAACGCCGAAACATCGGACCCGGTCAAATAACTGAGTTTAAAAAACTCAGTGAATCAGCCGGACTCCCTGTTCGCTTGTCCATTAAACATGAGACAAGCGGCACTGGTACCAAGACCACCCGCCGTTCCGTCGTCGAAGCTATCAACACTGTTGAGAACTCTGACGGCGAGAAGGTAACATCAATCGCTCGATTGAGTATCGTCCACCCTTCTGGGTTGGCCGATGATTTCAATGGATTGAAAGATGCCCTCGCAATGATACTATCGTTCTGCGCCACGACTGGCGCGGGAACGACGGTATTGTTAGACGGTAGTGGTAGTGGCGCCAATGCATTAATCAACGAGGGCCTGTGAAAAAGCTTCGAAGTCTCTTCTGCACCCGAAAGGGGTTAGCGAAGGTCCTTCTTGCCTTATTACAGAAATGTGTAAAATTATTAACTCAATGAAAAAGTTAATTAATCGTACCCAAAACCGTTTAATTACGGTTGCTCTGATAGTCGTTATGACTATCGTTGTCGTTGGTTGCGCGACCTCCCAAGTAGGTACGCCTTCGGCCTTTGACGGTAATACCGTTAATCCGAATACGTCCTTGACCAATCCGGTAGACTGAGAAGAACTAGTCATCCTTCTCTAATCGAATAGATTAGTCGTTCAAGGAGGGTCTCGAAAGAGACCCTCCCCTTTAACTTGGTTGTCGTTTGCTATCGTAAATGAGTTGTGCATTACTGTAATCTTATGATCACAAAAGATGCAGATGTACCCGTTAGGGTCATCGCCAACTTACTTTGCGACATGCATATGTTGCACGGTGAGGTTTACACACCTCTAGCGTTACAAGAGTCCATCGACTTCGTCGAAAAACTTAGTACCGCAGGGAGTATTGTGCTCTTTCTTACGAAAGAGCTTCCCAGAATCGGAAAGAGCTTTGATTTGCTCTTGTCCGGCAGTTCAGATCGTCTCATTCGAACGGATTTTCCGTTCTTATCAGAATTCCCAATTCTATTGGAACTTCTGGACAAACTGACTGACTATTCCGGCAAGGTACTTCCCAGTCCTTGTGCAGACTACGTCCGCAGCGTGAGAGTTTTATGTTATATTTATTATAAGTATAAACTCCCATACTCTAGTGACCAAACCCAATCCGTTATCGATAAGTTTTTACTTACCGAGCGCGAGGTTGGTATGCAGAACATTCGCCTTGCAGCAATGCAAGATGAATTCGAGCGTCGTCCCGATTGGACATCGAATTATATCGGTGTTTATCAGACGAACGTGTTACGCAAAGCAAAAATGTTTCTTTCGAAACTTCTTGCTCAGTTCGACCCGTACGATATCATTCCGGCGCATGGTCCCGGAGTTGTCTCTACTAAAGAGAAACTCTGGAACAAATACGTTTTTAGGAATGTACCTGATCGGGTACTTGCACACTTCCCCCTGGATCAGTATTTCTATACTAACCTGGGTCACGTGAGCCATGAGTTGCCAAAGTTATTGGCAACAACTAGTAACGAATCTCCAGCACAAGTTATACTTGTGCCGAAAGATTCCCGAGGCCCGCGGCTAATCTCTGCTGAGCCATTGTATTTACAATGGATTCAACAGGGAGTCAGCCGTGCGCTTGTGAAGCATGTTGAACACCATCCCTTAACAAAGGGACGTGTCAACTTCACAGATCAAGAACCCAATCGTCAGGCAGCCCTTGCGGGCAGTCTGAACGATTCACTATCTACCTTAGACCTCGCTGAGGCCTCTGATAGAGTTAGTCTTGGTCTTATACGCCTGCTCTTCCCTAATCCTCTTCTCGAGGTATTGGAAGCTGTCAGGAGCCAGAGTACGCGGTTGCCCGATGGAACTATAATAATGTTAGGTAAGCACGCTCCGATGGGATCAGCTTTATGCTTTCCCGTCCTAGCGTTAACTTGCTTCGCAATATTATGGGCATCGGCACCGGACAAAGACACTCGCAAGAGTATCTTAGTGTATGGAGATGATGTGATCGTAGATAGGGATTATTCCCAGCATGCGATCGAACAACTTACTTACTTCGGCTTAGAGATAAACCGACTTAAGAGTTGCATCAGTGGCTCTTTTAAAGAGTCTTGTGGCATGGACGCCTTTTTGGGCGAAAACGTCACACCGGTCCGATTAAAGACCGTCTGGTCATCTACTCCGAGTCCTAGCATCTATTCCTCCTACATTGAGTTTGCTAACTCATGTTGGGATAGACGTCTTTTCCACGTTTACGATTATATCGTACAGATACTCAAGGAAATTTATCCTATGATACCTGGTTCTGACCTGGAATTTCCAGGGCTCAAACTACGCGGAGAGACTGTGTCCCGTCAACAAATCAAAAGTCGCAGAAACTTCCACCTGCAAAGGATGGAAGTCCGCGTACTTGAGGTTTGTTCTAGGCCCATTCGCAAAGAAACGAATGATTATAGACCTTTGCTTCGGTATTTTACCGAAGCGGTTCGTGATCGTAACGTCAATGCCGAAAGGGCACGGTTAGACAACCACGCAGGTGCGGTAACACTGGGTGAATCCATTGCGGATTCACCTTTCACAGCTAGCCAGTACACGGATCGGCATTCGAGCTATCTCGGATATCGATGGCGTTGACTAGTGATCCTCGTTCTCTAACGAGTCTCAAAATGTCTG